CTGCTGCAGTGGATGAAGATGAGGATGATGATACTCTGTCGTACTTTGCCCGTCTTGCCGAAGAGTGATTTTATGTTATAATGTGGGGGAGGTCAAGGGTCTCCCCCCTTTTTTGTGAAAACAGACTTTTACATTGATAAAATCACTAAGAAGGATGCAGAAGAACTTCTATTGACTTATCACTATCTTAAGGATCTTTCAAAAGGTTTTAAGTCTGGATATAATTACGGTCTCTTTAAAAAAAATGATTTTTCCCCCCTGAATATTGGGGGACCTATTGGAGTTTGTATTTTTACTGGACTCCCTGTTCCTGAAATTGCAAAAGGTGCTTTTGGATTAGAACGAAATGAACAACAAGGACTCTTCGAACTCTCAAGACTTTGTATCCACCCTGATACGCAGTCAGGAGAACATAACATCACTTCTTGGTTTGTATCACGAGCGATTAAACAATTTCGCAAAGATACTGAAGTTAAAGCAATCATTTCTTATGCTGATTCAGATTACCATTCTGGTACAATTTATCGTGCTTGTAACTTTAAATATGCAGGTCTCACAGACCCTAAAAAGGATTTCTACTTTGCAGATGGAACTAAACACTCTCGTGGCAAAGTAAAAGGTGCTGAAGGAGAATGGAGACAACGCTCTCGTAAGCACCGTTATGTGATGATGTTTGATAAAAACTTAGAACTCTTATGGTAGTGTGTTTCTAGTATTCTCAGTCTTAGCGAGTTTTTGATTAATATAAGAAGATGATTTATCATAATTCATAATTTTTCTCATATCATTAATGAACTGCTGTAAATAAGTTTTTTTCAAAACGTAGATTGTTCTCTTTTCGTCATTTAGTTTAACTTCATATTCATAATTACTAATAGCCACTACTGGATTTAAAGATGCCGTTTTTAATGGATCATCTGGATTTATAATACTAAAAGATTGATCTACGATTTGTCCAGATGGAAGTATTAATCTTCCATTATTGTCTTTAACTTCCGTTGTTTCGTAATGGTGAATATCATTTAGTTCACCACCATACTTATTCTCTGCAAATCTGTATATGTCACGATCGGAAAGAGGCCATTCGTTTCTTACATTGACAATTCCTGCACCAAGTAATATAACCCAATCATAATCAGAACGACCATAAATTTCTTCGGCAACGGTATCTGGTCTGGCACCATCTTGGATTTGATACTTATCAAATACTGTAATAATATTTTGAATATCATCACGAAGTTTAATTCTTCTAAAGAGATTTTTAACTCTTAGGTATTGATTAGATTTAGTTCTATCATTTAGAAAAGATTGATATTCTAAATTTGGTAGCTCTCTAAAGTATCCCATCAGTAACCTACTCCTACATCTGTTTCATCATTATAGTCTTCATAGTAAATTGGGTTGAGTTCCTGGAAATTCAATGACATCTTCATGTGAACTGGTGTTGAGTCACCATAAACTGCATAAGTTCCAGAACCAGTATAATTAATACTCATCCCTTTCATTGCCATTGGTTTGAATGTATTCAAAAATGGATGTTTTTGACCACCACTTTTATATTGAAGTTTAAAAACATTCGGAGCACTGATAAACAATCCAGCACCTTGAGTTTGCCCAGCACTAGTTCTAGCGGATTGTGCTTTTTTAAATGTACGGATAATTTGTTTTATTTGTCCTGCTTCCGCACCATCTCTTGGAGCAAAATCAAAATCAAACGAGAACTCTCTTAATGAAACTCCTTTGAAAAGAAGTTCCATATTTGGATTTAAAACTTGTCCAGTTGAGCGTGAAAGAACTGATGCTGTGTCAACGTTTGAACCAAAAGCATTGACGATTTTACCAGCAAAAAAACTTGTGACTAGATCTTGACCATTTCCTCCTACTGCGATACCACCCAAGGCTTTACCAACATCACCTAAAGCATTGCCAAATGCACCTGCTAAGTTAGGTTGACTCATTCCTTCTGTTGCCACTTGCAATCCCGTTGCTTCAAGGGCATTCAGTGAATTATCACCCCAATCAACAGAATTGCTATCCTGAATGTTTTGTGGTATTGGTAAAATAATTACAGCTTCTGGTATTACACTATTGTTATTCAGGAGATTTGTTGAAGTGGTGAATGATACATTATTTTCACCCGATTGAAAACTTGGTGGTTGATATTTGACAATTTGGATCTCCAAATAGTCATCAAAGTCTTTAATAGCTTTAAATGGATACCTTAAAGTTGGTATTCCAGAGGATGGTGCTGCCATTTATTACTTTTTTAAATATTTAGACGGATATGGGCATATGGAATGGTTCTCATATCATCTAATTCTTCTGAGCGGACTTCGTATATACCTCCCGCAATTTCATCCCAAGTATATTGTCTAACATCATCCCAATGAAAATTAATACCTCTAAATCCCCAATTAAAAACATCAGTAACTGCCACTAGAGGATTTTGATCATATTGAACGTTTGGTGTTTTGGGGTTATATATGAAAGTATAAAATTTTCCTGCCTGTGGTGCTTTTCCACCTTCTTTCAAAATACTAATAATCTCAACCATTAAATCATCTGGATTTTCATTACCAATTAAACCATCTAAAAGAACACGAACTCGATTACTATCTGTATCTGATATAATCTTTTGACCTTTTTGCTGTCTTTCGGATTCTCTTTGTTTAACAGTTTTTCTTGGCATTTTATACTCCTAAATCATCTTCCGTCAGAACTTTAAATTCCCATTGATGATCTTCACAAAATTCTTTAGCTGATTTCCACTTTGCCTGATTCTTGGCATATTCAACCACCTCATACAAATACCCCTTTGTCTGTCTTTTTGGTTTTGGTGGGGGAACAGTTTGTCTCTTTGGTTTAATTTCAATTAGATATTTTTTAATTTGCCCGTTACTTTCTTTTACTTTAATATAAAAGTCGGGGAAGTAACGATGAACGCGATTATCTACTGGAGAAACATATGGCAATGCAATTTCTTCAGATCCCCACTCCAAGATATTTTCATTGAGATCACAATATTTCATGAAACGTCTTTCCCAGAGTGATCTGTAAATAATATTTCTTGGATCACCCTTATACTTTTTTGGATGTGATGGTTGATATTTCCCCTTATATGACATCTAAATAATTATACTAATCACTCATAATAGGTATTTAGAGTGCCAGCTAGATCAAGAAAAATATCAGATATTAAACCATTATTTACAAATCTCGCTGTTACTTCTCAGTACGAAGTTCAGTTTGGAGGGCTGAATCCAGAACTACAAGGTTATTTAAATTCTCGCGGTGTTGATTATAGATTTACTTCTGAATCAGTTGGACTATTGTGCAACTCTGCTTCTCTTCCTGGTTCTTCATTTGCAACATCTGATATTAATGGCAACTTCACTGGATTGATGGAGAAATTTGTTCATACAAGAATTTATACCCCCATTGAATTGAGTTTTTACGTCGATAAAGAATATAAAGTAGTCAAGTTTCTTGAGCACTGGATGGAATTCATATCGAGTGCTTCTGGCGTGAATCCAAATACAAATCAATACTTCTATAAAATGAAGTATCCAGATCAATATAAATGCGATTTTACCAAGGTAATTAAATTTAATCGAGATTATAAAAATCAATTAGAATATAACTTTGTGGGATTATTTCCTGTTGCTATGAGTTCTGTGTCACTTTCATATGAAGCTTCATCTATAATGACGGTAAGTGCAACATTTAATTATGAAAGATATGTCCCAGGTAGAGTTTTAAGTATTGATCAAAAACTAGATTCGAGCAATAACCTAGAACCAAATTATCCAAGAAATAATCAAAATAATCTCAATCCACAATCATTAGATAGTCAAAGTCAAATTGACATTAATAACATTCAGTTTGGTGTTGATAACAATAATTTAAATCCAAATCTAACTGGTCTTAATGCGTTGACTGGTAATCCAATATATTCTTCTGATGCTAACGTAAAAAGTAAACCAACCATTACTGATTGGTCTAACGTATCGCCATAATCATAATAAATAAATTTATTGAACTTCTATAGGTCATTATGCCTTTACCAAAGATTTCTACACCAACTTATGAGTTGGAAATTCCTTCATTAAAAAAGACGGTTAAATATCGCCCATTTTTAGTTAAAGAAGAAAAAGTCCTCATCATTGCAATGGAAAGTGAGGACAGTAAGCAAATTGCGAATGCTGTTAAAGATGTCATTTCAAGTTGTATTATAACAAAGGGTGTAAAGATTGACGATTTGGCAACGTTTGATATTGAATATCTATTTTTAAATATTCGTGGCAAGTCTGTTGGAGAAACAGTTGATGTCCTTGTGACTTGTCCAGATGATGGTACAACTCAAGTACCTGTTTCAATTAATTTAGATGAAATTGGAGTTGAAGTTTCACCAGAGCATTCTAGAGATATTAAATTAGATGATAATTTAACATTGAGAATGAAGTACCCATCACTCCAAGAATTTATCAAGAGTAATTTTAGTGCTGGGGAAGTGAGTGTAGATGATACTTTTGATTTAATTTGTTCTTGTATTGAGCAAGTTTATAATGAAGAAGAATCTTGGAATGCATCTGATTTTAGTAAAAAGGAACTTACTGAATTTGTAGATCAATTGAGTTCAAAACAGTTTAAGCAGATTGAGGCATTTTTTGAAACGATGCCAAAATTATCTCACACAATTAAGATTAAGAATCCAAATACAAAAGTTGAAAGTGAAGTTCTTCTGGAGGGACTATCGGCTTTTTTCGCGTAGGTATGGCTCATGAAAGTATTGAGTCATACTATAAAACAAACTTTCAGTTGATGCAACACCATAAATATAGCTTGACGGAACTCGAAAATATGATTCCGTGGGAGCGTGAAATTTATATTTCTCTCCTTCAACAATATATTGAAGAAGAAAACCTAAAGAACCAATCGAATGGCTAAAATTCCATCGCCAATTGGACCAACTATTGACGTTGCATCAAAAACTATTTCTTCAACTATTATTAGAGGAGGATCTGGTCGTGGTGGCGGAGGGGGAGATGTTGATCCACAGACTTCATCGACAGTAAAAAGACAGGGTGGCGATATTATCCTGTTAAGAAGAGATCACAATGCTTTAGTTAAAACTCATACACAAGCGATAACAACGTTTAATAAAACGATAAGTGGTATCCAATCATTTCTTGGCGTTATTTCTGTTAATGTTAAGGACCTTGGTGGTAGAATTTTAGGAGTTAATAATTTACTTGCTGCTGATGCAAATCTTGAGGCAAAAAAAGATAAGCAAGAACTTACTCAAGAAAAAAAGTTAGCAGAGCAGGGAGCAAGGGAGGGCAAAGAAAAACTTCTTGAAAGAAGAATACAGAATGCAATGATGGCACCAATTAAAATGGTGACCCAAAAAACACAAGGAATTTTTCAACGTTTGATGCAAGCGTTTACTTATTTCTTCCTTGGATGGTTGACGAATAAAGTTATTGCGACATTGCAGGACCAGACTGGTAGATCTGAAAATATATTTAAGGCAATCTTTGATTCTATTATTGGTGGAGTAACATTTTTCTTAAAATCACTCCAATTTATAAACAAGTCACTTCGTGGAATTATTGGAATTGTATCTGGAACTACAAAGTTACTTGCCAAATTTATAACATCTACCTTAGGTTTATTATTTAAAGGTTTGGGTAAAATTGGCAAAGGTATTGTTGATGCTGGAAAAGGTCTTGTTACTGCTGGTAAGGGAATTGTTGGTTTGGGACCAAAAGCAGCTACGGAGAGTGTTGATGCAGCAGGAAAATTAATTGCAAAGGAAGGTTCTGAAGCAGCAGGAAAATTGGTTGCAAAGGAAGGTGCTGAAACAGCAGGAAAATCTTTATTCAAAAAAATTCCAGGTTTTAGTATCGGTGCGGGACTACTTTTTGGTGGTGCTAGATTATACCAAGGTGATCCTCTTGGTGCATTTGGTGAACTTGCTTCTGGTATTGCAGGAACATTTGCTGGTCCAGGAACTGCAATTTCTCTTGGTATTGATGCTTTGTTGCTTAAGAGAGATATTGATATGGGAATGGAGCAAAATAAAAAAACAGAAAACCAGCAACAATCAACTACAAGAACAACTCCAAGACCAGCAGCTGCGTCAGTTGCACCAACTCCTCCTGCTACAAAACCACTTTCTCCAGTAATACCTACACCAACGGCAACAGAACCTTCGGCAGTTACAAGTTCTCCATTAACACAGCAACCAACTGTTCAACCAACTACTCCAACAGTTTTGAGTGCATCTGATTTCCAGTTTGGTGTGGATAATTCTGGAAAGATGGAGATGGATTTTAGTCAACCTGCAGAGTCTGGTGAAATTACCGCACCTGTTTCTCAAGGAAATGTATCTGCTGATCAAAAGATTCAAGCACAGATTGCACCAGCTCAAACGCAAAGAATTCCAACTCCTGCAGCAAAAGTAGGTCCTGAACCACAACAAAAACCAAATATTATAAGAATGTCTACCATGGCACCACAATCTCAGACATCTTCAACGGTACTCCAATCTTCTAAAGGAACTGCGGCAAGTGATGTTCCTTCAATACCATCCTCAAATCCTAGTAACTTTTATACATTATATTCTCAAGTTAACTATAATGTGGTGATTTGATATGATTATAGCAACTTTAAAACCAGCACTTAATTTAAAGACAAGATTTGCCAATATTGCAGGTGGATTTAAAAAGGCTACAACTGATATTGGTAGATCTACAAAAATTTTATTGAAAAAAACAAAAGTTAAGGGTGAATCAATACGTCTTAATTCAATACTCTCTAAAAAAAGAGAAGAGGGTATTCGAAGAAATGAAAAAGAATCTGAATTAGAAGCATCAAAAATTGGTAGTGGGATAAAAGCAGCAGGAAGACCCATAATTGATCTGGGTAAAGATCTACTTGGTCGAATAATGGATGCTGTTGGATCCTTTATCCTTGGTTGGTTGGTTTACAACTTGCCAACGATTATGTCAATGGCTCAGAATTTGATTATTAGGTTACAGAGAGCAGGGCAAATTATAAGTGGATTTTTTGGTAATGTTCTTAAAATTTTTACTGGAACTATAAAAATTGCTGGAGCACTTCTGACTAATCTTGTTACTCTAGATATTTTTGATACAAATAAAAGAGTACAAAATGCTTTCTCTGACTTATATAACACATTCGGTGATATGAAGAGTCAAATTGAAGAAGGAATGGGTTTAGTTGCAAAACCTTTAGGTGAATTGCCAGGAGAAGAACTTGTACCCCCAACAGGAACTGATTATACAACTACTCCAGGTGGTGGAACTATAACGGGAATTTCCAAAACGATTGCTAAGGCAGAAACTGGTGGTAGATATGATGCTTATGCTGGAGATGGTGGTAAAGGTGATCCAAGTATTACCACTATGACTTTGGCACAAATAAGACGTAAATATGGAGATTACTCCACTGCTGTTGGTGCATATCAGTTTATGCCTGGAACTGCTATTGGATTGGCAAAGCAAATGGGTGTAGATCCTAATAGAGCAGTTTTTACACCAGAATTTCAAGATAAATTAAATCAATTTCATCTCAAGAAAATGGGTTATGATGATTTTAAGAGTGGTAAAATATCAGAAAAAGAATTTGGAACAAGAATAGCACAGCAATATAGAGCTCTTCCAGATCCAAGAACTGGAAGAACATATGCAGATCAGTATGCTAAAAGTAATAGAGCAACAATAACTCTAGAAGAATTTAATTCTGCACTTAGATCAGAAAAAACTCAAACATCAGCACCTGCTTCTCAATTACCAATTACTCCTGGTAAAAAGTTAAGGTCTGGAGACACCCTTACAAAATCAATCGGAAAAGGTGTGAGTTATATTCAAATTACTGATGCATATGGTGCAAGAGGAGGATCTCATAAAGGTTTAGATATTGCTGCACCAAATGGAACTTATATTGCATTAAGATATGATTGTGAAGTTGTTGCTGCTGGTTGGTATGGTGATTATGGTTACACTATGGATGTTTGGATTTCTCAACTTGGTGTCCAACTAAGAATGGCACATTTGAGTGCGATTCTAATCAAGACTGGAAAAATTCCAGCAGGAACATCTTTTGCTAGAGTTGGTAGTACTGGAAAATCATCTGGTCCACACATTCACTTTGAGTATGATACTAAAAAAGGACGTTCTAATTATGGTGGATCTGGTGATCCATCTGCTTATGTTAATGTTTTGCTACTTACAAATGTACCAAATAGAGGATCATATGCACCAGTATCCTTATCTACACCTCAACCGCAACCATCTAATTTAGCAGTGGTATCTTCGCAACCATCTCAAGTTCCATCTTTACCAGCACAAAGAAGAACTCCTCAAGTTGCGGTTATTGATGATCGTCCACCACAAGTTCAATATCCAAACATTCCTTCGGGAAATACTGCACCTCAAATGATTACTGTATCTCCCAGTAAAGAAATTGTGTTAAATAATCTTATAAAGAATCATATTCTTCTGGACCTGGCTTACACATAATGTCAACTAAAAGATCCATATACGAAGAGATAACAATAGAGTCTAACGACCGTAAAAGAACGGTCGATATAAAGTCTGGTGTTGTTGGAATAGACTATTATGAAGATATATTTTCACCAACAATTACTGCAAAAATTTATGTAGCAAATGCTGGAGATACAATTTCTCCACCAGATAGTGATGGAAGTCCTGATGGTCCCAAGCAATCAATTTATAATGGTCTTCCTTTAAGAGGTGGTGAAAGAGTTGCTATTAAAATAGCACCAAATTCAAATACAAATCAACCACTAGATTTTGCCACAAATTCAACCAAGTATTTGTATGTTTCAAGTATAACTGATGTTGTTTCAGAATCACAGAGAGAAATTTTTACACTACATCTTGTTTCAAGAGAAGCAATTACTAATGAAACATCTAGAGTTGGTAAAAAATATAAGGTCGATTCTACAATAGATGCTTCCGTTCAAGATATTCTTAAAACTTATCTAAAAACGGATAAGATAGGAACAATAGATAAAACATCTAATAAGTATGGATTTATTGGTAACTTAAGAAAACCATTTACTGTTTTAGTTTGGTTAGCATCTAAATCTGTTCCTAACAGTTCTGGAGATTCTACAGCAGGGTTTGTATTTTATCAGACACAGGATGGATTTCAATTTAGATCCATCGATGGGTTAATTACACAACCAGCTAAAGCAAAATATGGATATACTGAAGTTAACCAATCCGAAGTTGAATATCAAGGTTCTCCAGAAATTCAATCAAATGATTTTAAAATTTTAAATTATTCAGTATCAAAAAATCAAGATTTGATTGCAAAATTGAGAATGGGTACATATGCAAGTTATAGAATTTTTTATAATCCTTTAACTTTTAATTTTACTGATCCTGGGCAAAGAGTGTTTAAGCTGGAAGATTATGCTGGTGGAAATAGTTTAGGTACTCCATTTGGAGAAGATGAATCACAACTACCTAAATTAAATGATTCTTCTAGTCTTGGATTGGGTGATGTCCCATCTCGTATTCTTACTCAAGTATTAGATATTGGAACTTTAGAAAAGGATGTAAAGACAACAGAAAATGCAGATCCGACAAAATATCAGTCGCAATCGTTGATGAGATATAATCTGTTATTCACTCAAACAATCAGTATGATCGTTCCTTTGAATACAAATTTAAGGGCAGGTGATGTAATTGATTGTAAGTTTCCTAAAATATCAAGAGAATCAAAAGAAGAATTTGATACAGAAACTAGCGGTCTATATATGATTAAAGAGTTATGTCATCACTTTGATAGTACTGGATCATATACATCTATGAAACTGCTTAGAGATACTTTCGGACCAAACACACAATGATAGATCAACCACTAGCTAAAAGTAACTTTATAGGTCGAGATGGTTTTAGGTGGTGGATAGGACAAATTCCACCTGAAAGTGCTCAATCTGAGCAAATGGACGGGTGTGGTTGGGGAAATCGAATGAAAGTTCGAATCATGGGGTATCATCCCGCTGATGAAACAGAACTTTCAAACGACGATTTGCCTTGGGCACAAGTTTTATTACCAACAACTGCAGGGACTGGAGCTGCTAACTACGCTACAAATCCAAAACTTAGACCTGGAGATGTTGTTGTTGGATTTTTCTTAGACGGTGATAATGCCCAAATCCCAATGATTATGGGTGCAATGGGAAGAACGGCATTAATTCCCAATTCAAATAAAGATTATAGATCACCTTTCGTTCCTTTTACTGGATATACTGGTAATATTGAGAAACCAAATGGTAGACTATGGCCAGATCAATCAAATGAATCAAAAGATGGATCTCAAATTAGCCCTAGGCAAGCACCACCAGATGTAGTAGATAAGATCAATAATGGCAAGAGTGTTAAAAATGAAATAACGGCATTTAGTGGTCTTGGTAAAGAAATTGTTTTTGCAGACACGTGTGAAGATACTTCCACCAAAACAATTAAATCAGAAATTAACAACTTACTAAAGTTAATTCAGGATGGAAAAAATAAAATTAGTGAATATCAACAAAAAATAAAAGCTGCCGCAGACATCATTACCACTAGTCTTAGTTGGATTGTTGGCCAAATGATGAATTATCTTTATAATTTTTTAGTTGGAACAGAGAAAAAACCAGGAATTATTCCAAATGGATTGAAATTACTTTATACGAGTGTTTATGGATCTGTTTTTGCTGCAACTGGAAACCCTGCTGCAGCACACCAAGCAGGAGTAAAATCAAATGAAGCTTTTGTAATACCTGTCAAAGTTTTAGAGCAGGCGTTATCTTGTGTTGCAGCTTCGATCTTAAATGGATTAAGAAGTTTAGTAGAAAATCTTCTTAAATCTCTTTTAGATAACGTAAAGCAATTTGTAACTTGTGCAGCAGAACAATTCTTAGGTTCTCTTTTAAACAGTGTGGTTGATTCGATTGCGAGTGGATTATCTGGTGCATTGGATGGAATTGCTGGTATCTTAACTAGTGGTTTTAATGTCATCGATACTCTCCGTAGTTCCGTAGATGCAATTAAAGGATTGGGTGGAGTGTTTGATTGCAATCAAGATACTAAAAAGTGTTCTGAGAGTGGTGCAAAGGAATGGATAATTGGTCAGGGTCCAAAGAGCACCATGGATGTTAATTCAGCATTCAATAATATCTTTAATAGTATGAATACAATTGGTAGTCAAATTCAAGGAATTGCTGGTAGTGGGTCTGGAGTTGTAGGTTCTATTTCCAACACTGCGAATATTTTCACGAGTGATAATTTAAATAATGCATTTCAAAATGCGGTCAATTCAGCAAGTGGTTGTTTTACTGGGTTCCCAACTAATTGTGGTCCTCCATC